TACGTCAACTTTTTTTACGTCAAAACCTGACGCAGTTGATGTTGACGCAGAGTTTTGTTTGTTTTCAATGGTTTAGGTAGTTTACGTCAGTTGCGTCAGTTTTGCGTTTTGACGTAGAATGTTGTTTAAAATCAATAGGTTATTTTACGTCAACTGCGTCACCCCCCTTATAGGGGGGGTTATATAACAAAACCCCCCGATGTGATTTGTGATCTTAGGAAAGTTGTTTCAGTGTGGGAACTATTGGTTTGTTATGGGCTTGTTCTTTTTTTATTGTTGGGTTATATTTAAGGGGTGCTGTAAGTTAAAAGGTTTGTAAATGCCAAAGGTCGGAGAACAAATAGAAAAGGGCGGACGTAGGTTGCAGCCACAACAGCAAAAGTTTTTAGATAATTATATTCACAAAGATATGACCCAGACGGGTGCGGCTCGTGCGGCAGGGTATAAGTCGCCGAATGTGAGAGCCGTTCAGCTTCTTAACAATCCAGTTGTTAAAGAGCGAATGGAAGAAATGAGACAGGAACTCGAAAGCAAGTACGGGGTTTCTGTAACCAAATCTGTTCGGGATATGCAACGACTCAGAGATGAAGCATGGGAAGCAGGGAACTTCGGTGCGGCTATTAAAGCAGAAGAACTCAGACTGAAGGTAACGGGGCTTATGGTAGCTCGTAGCCATGTAACACACGAAAACGTTGAGAACTTAACGAGAGATCAAATCGTTAAACAACTACAAGAGTTTATGAATCGTGCTAAAGATCGCATGATTGATGTAACACCTGAAGCAAATCCCACAAAACCCGAACAAATCAACATAACATACGATAACGAAGAAGCTGTATAGCGCAGGTTGCGCCCCGTGCGGGTCGGCTTACGGGGTCTTAGACGCCCAGAAACGCACCGCCTAGCGCCTGAAGCAAACTTGTTCGGGTTCGGGGTTGCAAATTTGTTCGGGATAGCCTCAGCGCTCTTTAAAATCCATTAGAAAAAAATAAAGATTCGGGCTGCCATCACTTTGCCTGGACCGTAACCCGACAAATTGTTCGGGATCGGGACTCATGATTCAGGCTGCTATTCGCCGGGATATAAGCCGATAAATTGTTCGGGTTAGCGGCAGCAGCAAAACGCCCGGCGCAGCGAAAATTTTGAATCGGGGTTATAAACCGAAGAATTGTTCGGGTTCGGGGCAGCCAAAAGCAGCACACAGAAGAGAAACTGCTGCAACTTTTATCCCCATATCGTAAACTTGCTGCGAAAATTTTTTTCAGGCAGCGCAGCGCGGGATGACAAAGCGAACAATTGTTCGGGTTATTCGGGGTGCAGCTGAGTCAGCAGCAGCAAGATGACTCGCTGCCCGCAGCAGCAGAAAGTTAGAATCAAAAAACGCAGCCGCAGCAAGCAGCACAACTCGCACAATTGTTCGGGTTACGCCCGGACTCGCAGCAGCGCAGCAGCAGCGCAGCGGCAGCACGCAGCAGATCCTGAAAAATTTCCGGCAGCGCGTGAGCAGCAACAACCCAAACAATTGTTCGGGTTAGCCCGGCGGAACTGCAGCCGAATCTTTTTTCACTTTGCCTATTGACATTATATATAGTATGGGATAATATGGGATTATTCTAGTAAAGGAGATGAAAGATGATAGATGTAAAGTTTGAAATAGCACCTAATGGTAGTGGTGGTTTAATTGAACAGCCAAAATTTAAGGGACTAGATGTTAGAGTGTTTGAGGTATTAGATAACGATGTAGTACAATTCAGATATTATAACGAATGGCATAAAGACGGCAAGCGCGCCAGATCATATGGCTGTAACGTAAAACCAAATCAATTATCGGTGGGATCATGACATATTCACAATACTGTAGAATTGAAACTAATGCAGGCGGAGTTTCCTGCACTAATCGGGAATTTATATCTGCGTGTTTAAAGTACATTTTACCGCAGGCACGACACCACTATTTATATCGGAATGATAGGCATAAGTTTATTAGAGATGGATTAAAGTATTTAAATAAATCTCGGAAACTTTATTGTTAATCGGCAATAAAAATATAACCTGACCCTTCGGGGTCGGGGATCGGGCTTTCGGGATCGGGCTTTCGGGATCGGGATCGGGATCGGGGTCGGGGTATATATACTATATAAACATACATATATATACATACACATATACACATACACACATATGTTATTACATTATAATTGTAAAAAAAATTCAAACTTGTTCGCCTTATTTAACCTATAGCAATGTTATGCTTTCCAGTGGTTTTAAAATAACCTTCACAATTGTTCACTTTACCCTTGTTATATGGGATAATATGGGATAATGTCTTTTTAGTGAGGGGGTTTTCCCGTCACATTCTAGTAAAAAAGGTAACAAAAACAATGGCTTACACAAAAACAAAAATCTTTATGATGATACAAAAAGGTGCAACATTAGATCAATTAATAAAAGAGACTGGACGCAATGGTTCAAGAATTCGTTCTATTATATCCGAAATAAGACGGCGCGGTTATGAAATTACGTTCACGAATTCAACTTACAAGATAGAGGTTTAATTATGTCTTACAAAATATTTGGATTTGAATTAGAAATAAGCGGCTTGAGCCAACAAGAAACGCGTAGTGGTTTATTAAATCGCAATATTAAAGGTTTTAAGGTGGTTAATGATGACAGCCACGGCGTCACAGCAGAAATAGTTTCTTGTCCTATGGCCTATGGTATGAACGCAATAGAACAAATTAATAAAGTATCGAACGCGCTTCAAGATATGGGTGCCACAATCATGTCAAATTGTGGGTTTCACGTTCACATATCTAACGCTCCATTAATGGACGGCGTGGACGCTAACGACTGGACGCGTAAAAGCATCGAACATTTTGAAAATACTGGTAACTATTACAGTGAAAATCTAAACGATCCAATGGACGCCGTTTTAATTAAAGATGTTATGTACCGATATACTAAAATGCAGAACGGTTATAACGGTATCAATTCAATGTTACCACGTTCGCGCCGTGATATGACAATGGCTAGAGTTTTAGTTTTAGAAAAGATTGAAGCCGCTAACACTATTAGAGAATTGCAAAATGCAACGCATGGCAAATTCTCAACTATTAATCTGCAACCGTGGACAACCTACGGCACTATTGAGTTTAGACAAGCGGCGGGTACCATTGAAGCAGATAAGATTTTGCATTGGGTACGCTTTCTTTTGAACCTAATTGATCATTCTGCAAACTATCGAATTGATCAATCTGCAAGCCGTGAAATACAACACAATACACCAACGCAACCGTTTCGACGTGGTGCGCGTGTTGGTGTTCAATATACTATGATGCGCGCCGTGGACGGTGCGACAACGCGCCAAATTATGGATGCGACTGGATGCTCCGAACAACGCGTTCGCGCCGCTGTTAGTGAAATTAGAACGCGAGTAGGTGAAGCCGCTGTTGTTACCCATACCCAACAGGCCAATGGTGCAAGCTATGGACAAGGCACCGACTTAACACGCTATCAAGTGCAAAGCTTTTACACTGAAACAATTACAGGTGGCGCGGCGCTATTGCCAGAGACTAGAATTGGCAATCCTTCAATATGGTCAAACCTTGATGAAAGTGATTACGAATTTTGGATGGGCAGAATACAGGCACTAGATAGATAGCTATCTAGTCCCATAACGTACCAAATAAGCCCACCTAGTGTGGGCTTATTCTTTTTCTAAGGTACCCTACCTAATCCGAACAATTGCCCGTGTATCGGGCTTATTTGGCCTATGCCCCCCCTTTTTAGTATATGTCGGTCAGGCTGAGACTTACACAGTGTTTTACTCAAACAACTACCCCAAAAAAACTTTTCACCTACTATGAGTCCCATAGACCCCCTCAAAAATTTTTTTCAAAAAAATCCATTGACGCCTCCCTTATCTTCCCATACGCTATCACATATTATGGAAAAGGAGAATATTATGAAGTGGGAAATTGATACTAAGACTAAACACCTAAGCCTTGATGGGAATTATCACATTAGCTTTGATAGATTAACTGAGGATGATTGGTTTCGTCATTTGTCTGAAAAGAATTGGGTTGATATGAAGAAGATTCTTCCTGCATTTGTAGCGGCTTATGATGCTGCGGGACTGAAGTTAGATAAAGATTTCTTTGCGCGTTACAAGGAAGCGTTTTTTAATCGTTCTGAAGATGACTTTAGACGTTCTTTGAGTGGCGTTTGGAATGAAAAGTGCAATGGTGGGGTTATTTTAATGAGCGTGAGTAATCTTTTTAGAACTCCTGATGATTTTATTGATGATTTAATTTCTCATAAAGAACCAGTTGATGCCTAAGTATAGATTAAATTACGGTGATCAGTTTGATTTCTTTGCGCAGACTCCTGCTGAGGTTGTTCCTGTGATGCAGGTACGCAGATATGGAGCTATGTCTGGTGGATTAGAGTCTGAGCATTCGTTTATGCGTAGGTCGGCTATGGAGATGTGCGAGTGGAATGGGAAGAATTATTTTTTTCATAGCCCTGAAGCGTTTGCTGAGAGTATGATGAAAAATGGATTACTTGAGGTGATTGATTAAATTTTATTTTATTGCTACACTGCGAATAGATAAAATTTATTTGGAGATATTTCTATGGTAGCTGTAACGTCTATGCCGATGGGTCAACCGATGGGACAGCCTCAGATGAATGCGACTTCTCCGATGCCGAATCCTATGGGTGGTTCTGCTCCGAATCCGATGATGCCGACGAATCCTATGCCTAATCCAATGCCAAATCCAATGATGGGTGCGCCTATGGGTGGACCTCCACCTCAGATGGGTGGACAACCACCAGTTAGTCCTGCGCCTAATGCTAATTTATCTACACAGATTAATGGTTATGGTGGTAGTGCATCTGGTCGTGCGAAGTTTAAAAGTGCTTTAGGCACTAGAAAAAATAAATTTTTGCAGAGTCAGCAGATGCAGATGCAGCCACAGATGCAACCACGTCCACAGATGCAGCCTATTGCGCCGATTGGTCGTGCATTAGGTAATAACGCTAATGTTGGGAGTGCGCCTGTTCAGTTAATGAATGGTGGTGTTGTTCCGTTATTTGGTGGTTTAGGCCGTTACTAATGTCTAAGCAGGCAGATTTTATAGATTGCGTTGATTTATGGACAACGTGTTTACCGTATTCGACTTTTCCTAGTAGCACTATTGCGTGGCG